CTAAATTATATTGTTCTCCGGCATCTGACCCCCATGTACATATACCACCATAATTGACAAATGATGATATATAAACCCATGCTTCTAATGTAAGATTATCTGTTAGATTAAGAGCACTTGAGTTGCCGCCATAGATATAATTTGATGATCCATTAAAACTAAATGCAGTTGATGTATATGTTAAACTATTTGCGGTAAGAGTGTTGCTATTTGTTAAATCTGCTAATGCTGTAGTAGTTGAACGAGATCCGACAACAAACGGAGTAGCATAAGTTCCAGATTCCAATTGAAAACCACACAAGTCAAGTTGAATTCCGCCAACCATAACGCCTGAGTGACAAATAAACATATCCAAATAACTAGTAACAGTAGATGTAGCAGTATATCTCGCCCAGTTACTGGTAAAAGTTGGATTCCAATTACCAGTCGGAGTTCTATCAACGTCAGTATCCCGCCAAAGTTGAGCCATTGCAAGTGTATTTGGGCTACCAGCCGACAATCTAGCATAATAGCTGAATGTATAAGTTCCGGCGCTTGGCACAGTTGTTCTAAATGCCCAAAATTTGTATCCAGTTGTACCTGTAAAATATCTAAATATACCTGGTGCGTCTACAGGATTGGATATATTGGTTGTATAAGTTTGTGTGGCCGTACTAGTAGCATCGTAATTGTACGATAAAGAAAAAGCAGATCCTGTCCAATCTGCATACGGATAAGTTACCAAATTAGTGGCAGGTTGGCCTTTCCATGACTTAGATGTATTATTCATGTCATAGTAAAGTTGCAATCCAGATGTAACTACACTGGTATTATATCCGACTGCCATATATTATTCCTCTGGCACAGGTGGACCCGGGATTGGTGGTGTTGGATCCGGAGTAGGTTCTGGAGGTACAGGATCAGGCACAGGTATCCACGGCAATGGTAGAGTTACTATTACTGGACCCGCTTGTTTGGCAATTTCATTTGCTATATTTTGTTCATATGAGACAATACTATTAGACCCTAACGTATCTTGAACCCATCCTAATACTTGAAGTTCAGTTAGTTCATCGTATGGAGTAAATGATCCATCTGGATTGCTTGGAAGTTCTATAGCAGTTATACCCATAGCTGATGCAGAGTACAAAGAAGAATCTTCGGATAACCATTCACCGGTCATTGTCCAAGATACAGAAAATACTACATCTTGTAGATCATCTACATCTGAATAGGCTTCCATTGCAGTTACAGTCCAGGTATAATCAATCATTTAATTATTCACTTGATTCAGAAACCCAAGGCAACGGTGTTGGTTGAGGAGTAGGTATTTTCTGTTGATCGATATTGGCTTGCACTTCTGCTTCCATATCAATTACACGTTGTTCACCTAGCGCCGATTGTGTCCATTCAATGGCTTGTTCTTGAGTGATATCAGCGTATGGGGTAAAATTCTCTACATCAGCAGGTAGCAAGTTTACTGAATAAGTTACTGATCCAGTTAATCCATCTTGTGTATCGCTGATAGTAAAGTTACTCATTACAGCCGTATCTGGCTCTGGTGTGTTTAGAGTTGATAGTGAGTTAATAGTCCATTTCATAATTTCACCTGTGGGATAGTTTCATTAGTTTCTGATTCTTGTACTTGTTCATCGGCTTGACGTTTGATATCAACCATCAATGGGAATGCTCCGCTGCTAGTAGGCAGTTGACCAAGAGTTTGTAAAATTGCGTTGACATTGTCAACTGATAGTGTTAATGTAATATTTTTCATGTTAAATTTTCCTTTGTATTGTTAATTTCAACTATTAATTTTTCTACATCTTTTCGTTCAGCAAATACAGTGTAGAAACAATTGATACTCTTATTTATTGAAGAATCATTAGAAATAACAATTTTATTGTCTATAATATCTTCCACATATAAATTCTGATGTTTACCAATTGATGTTAGATTGACTGTAATAGAATCTTCATCTACTAGTCCTGTCCAATAGTCTGGTAATTCGATAGTGTTATTATCTTTTAATATACCACGCACATAAACACCATTTTCCGGACCTTCCAATGATCCATAACGTAATTTCATGTTAGGTTTCGTTGGGTGATCAATTACAAACGATTTAGTTGTAGCTGCAAACGATCCTACAACTTGCAGATTATAACTTGGTGCATTAGTACCAATACCAACACTACCAGTAAAGTATGTATATCCACTTGTTCCACCAGTGATACTTAGATATGCTCCGGTATCATTAGCTAATCCAGATGCAAGATTTCTTGCTTTAATTGAACCTTCGGTATATATTGGTGTTGCAGCATTGGTATTATATATACCACCGCTGAATTGCACATAACTTGTCGTTGAAGTGGAAATTGTTGGATTTCCAGCAGCGAATGTTATACCATTACCAGTTACATAAAGAACTCCAGTACCTTTTGCGGCTAATCCCAAGTTGATATTGGTATCAGAACCTTGTGAAGATATCGTTGTTCTGTTACCAGTGGTACTACCTGTTACTTGAACGTAGTTAACTGCCGAGGCTGTGTGACCAATAAGAAATTGTAAGGTGCCGCTGTTTGTGTAAGCGTTAATTGATCCAGTGCCTTTTGTTTTTATCAAAAGGTCGATGTTTGTATCTGAACCCTGAGAAAGTAGCGATGGACCACCAGTTGTGGCCCCACCCGTTACCTGCAAGTAATTGACAGCGGAGGCTGTGTGAGCAATAGAAAATTGTTGTTGTGCAAATGTGTTGGTAAAGAGACCATAACTTCCAGTAGCTTTGGTTGATAGATTTATACCGACGTTAGCATCAGAACCAACTGCATAAATTTGTGGAGAAGCACCTGTTGCCTGACCTGTTGTGGCCAAGTAGTTAACAGCAGATGCTGTATGTACTGCAGCAAACTGTACAACACCACCACCTGTTGCCAAATAGGCTGGAGCACTACCTTTAGATATAAAATATGCTGCAATATTTGTATCTGAACCAGTAGCAATTATGTATGGACCATTGCCTGTTGATTGTCCAGCAACCTGTAGATAGTTAACAGCGGAAGTTGTAACAGCAATAGCAAATTGAGTTGCGGCAGCTGCGTTTTGAAACAAATGTCCAGATGATCCTTTGCTTCTATAGACCAATCCTATGTTTGTATCAGCGCCTTGTGCGCTAATTATAGGCCAAGCGGTTGTTGCATTTCCCGTAACTTGTATAAAATTAACAGCAGAGGCCGTGTGGGCGATGCCAAATTGTTTTGAAACGGTAGACGTATTACCTAATAAAAAATCAAACGTTGTACCAGTTATAGCAAGTTGATATTGATTCGATGCGCTAACAGAAAATATACGAGTTGTACCGTTAAAATTGTCCATAGAATACGAGCCGTATCCTGTTGCTCCATTAAAAGATATTTCGCCGCCTTCTACTCCTGAAGATGCCCCACCAAGTACAAGATTTGGACCGCCGGTGCTTGGTGAAATGAAAACCGATCCCGAACCTTTTGATGTGAGTGTTATGCCGATGTTGGTATCTGCGCCTTGTGCCGCGAAAGTCGGAGAATTACCTGTTGTTCCACCAGTTACATATATTTGATTAACTGAGGATGCGGTTGGTTGAATTACAAATTGTGCTACTCCACTACTTGTAGTAAACACATGATATTCGGCGCCTTTTGCGTTGTAATTTATACCAACGTTTGTATCTGAACCTTGTGCGGAAAAGACTGTTCTGTTTCCTGTTGCACTACCCGTCATTGTTAAATAATTAACAGCGGAAGTTGTATTTTGAATCTGTACTTGCGCTCCACCTGTTGTATAAAAAGTATGCGCACTACCAAAGTAGTTGATACCGCCTGTCCCTTTGCCTGAAATGTTTAGAGAGATATTGGTATCCGACCCTTGAGCCGAAATTGCAGGCGCATTACCAGTAGCAGCACCCGTTACCTGTAAGTAATTAACAGCGGAGGCTGTTGGCGCAACATAAAACTGCAAAGCAGCAATGTTTGTATACCAAAGATGACCAGCAGCACCTTTTGAAAAATTTGAAACGCCAATGTTTGTATCAGAACCAGCTGCTCCAAACGAAATTGAATTTCCTGTAGCTGAACCTTGAAAGTTCCAATAATTCACCGCACTAGCAACAGGCGTGACACGCAGGGATTCTGCGCCGGGTATGCCAGCTAAAGAAATAATTCCTGTTGAGCCAATTCGTGCGTATTCGGTGCTGTTTGTCCCAAAAGCAAAATATTGGTTGCTTCTGTTGGTTAACTCAGCAACACCAGTGCTATAAGAAATTAAAGTGGTTGCGCCAGTCAAACTAGAGCGAGCGTTACCGTTAACAGCTAAGTATCCAGACGCAGCAGAGCCGCCTGTAACAAGAGCAACCGCATCCACCGAACTGGATACCTGAAGGTTCTGGGCTGGTGTAGCAGTACCAACACCAACCTTACCCGCAAAGTAATTATCAGCCGTACCCGCAGCGTAGAAGTTAAAACGGTTTGCGCCAGAGGCTATGTTGCTATGGAAACCGTAATTATTGGTTGCGCCAGTCAATCCACTATCCGCTGCAAAACCGTATTGATTAGTTACCGTTCCGGTAAAACTACCTGATGCCGCGCGAAATCTAAATAAGTTTGTTAACGCTGCGGGAGATAAAATTTGTGTTTGGTCTGATATGCCATATACAGTTGTTGTGGTTGCTTGATTGACACTAAGTAAATTTCGCAACCCAAATACAGTTGCCGTTGTTTCAGCAGTGTTTCTAATTGCAACCGCCTCGCCAGTTGTAGCAGCACCACTTATACCTACGCCACCAGTACCCTTTGGCGTTAACGTAATGCCAATGTTTGTGTCTGAGCCTTGCGCCGAAAGAATTGGTGCGCCAGTAGTGGCGTTGCCCGTTACTTGCAAATAGTTAACAGCAGAGGCTGTGTTGGTAACGACAAACTGTGTACCACCTCCTGTCTGTAAATTAATATATCCAGTGCCTTTTGTAACAATAGTAAGCGGCACATTGGTATCTGAGCCTGTTGCTTGTAACAGCGGCGGTCCACCCGTAGCTCCACCAGTTACCTGTACGTAGTTAACAGCGGAGGCTGTGTGGGCTACTAGGAATTGGGTTGCTGCACCCGCAGCGGTTTGAAACGTATGTGTGCCTGCACCTTTTGCTGAATACACGGCAAAGACGTTTGTATCTGAACCAGTAGCATTAAGAAAAATTCCGCCAGTAGTTATGTTGCCTTGCATCGCCCAAAAATTCACCGCACTAGCAACAGGCGTGACACGCAGGGATTCTGCGCCGGGGGTTGCGCCTAAGGAGATTATGCCTGTAGAGGCAATACGCATACGTTCTGAACCGCCGACAGGAGCACCAGTTGCCAGTGCGGTAAAAACAATATCTGTTGGTACAGTATTTGTTGAAACAGTCCCATTGATGTTGAATTGAATTGCGGCATAACTACGGTAACTTGATTGGTAAGCGATTGCCAGCAACCCACCAATACCATCACCATTAAGTACAGTGGTTGGGGCGGCTACAGTGCCTCTGGATTTTTTAGATTGAAACCAAAAGGTACCAGTACCATTTAAACTAGTTTGTGAAATAATATCACCGGCAACATCTAGTTTACCTGCTGGTGTTGTGGTACCGATACCAACATTACCTGCAAAGTAGTTATCAGCCGTACCTGCAGCGTAGAAGTTCCATCGACCTGTGCCGGATGCTATATCAGAGTAGAAGCCGTAGTTGTTGGTTGCGCCTGTTAAGGTGCTCGTAGCGTTAAAACCTATTTGTGAAGTAACAATTGACCCTGCGCCAAGAGTTGTATAAGCTTGAAAATGACTTAAAGAAGAAAGAGTAAATACCGAAGCTGCGGTGGCGACGGCGCTATCAAATCCTACATAGCCTGTCGTTGTTGTTGCGGGGATTGTTCCACTAGCACTAATGTTATAAGTAAACCCGCCTGAAGATGGCAATGTTCCAGAAGTTTGTAATTTTGCATATGCTGCAGGTGATCCACCAATTCCCACATTACCCGCACTTGTAATCCTCATCCGCTCAGTAGGACTACTCGCACCATCAGAAGTAGTCGAGAACACCAAGCGGCCGGGCATATCGTTTGCTCCGGGTGTGCCGTCTACGGCTGCAGTAATTGATGCAGCGGATGTATATGCTGCGCTATCCCAAGCACTAAAATTCATTATGCCAATTAAATCACCAGAGGCAACAATTGCTGGTGAGTATGCAGCCGTTCCTCTTGATTTTAAGTATTGCGTTATATACGACGAAGTATCATTGCTATATCTAAAATTCCACTGTTGGGCATCTGACCCAGCGCCTGCCAAAGTCAGTTTTGCACCAGAAAAAGCCGGAGAAATACCAACACCAACATTGCCACCAGCGTCAATTTGAAATGGTGTGCCGTCGGGGTTCGCGCTATCCTCAACCACAAAGGCATCGCCTGTGCCAACTTGCGTGATGCGTAGACCCGCAGATGTAGAGTTAACATCAATAATCGTAGCGCCATCGTCACCAATAGTGACGGCTGAGTTTTGGATAATCTTACCTGTTGTCAGGTTAAATCGAGCAACGGCATTATCTGTAGCAGAGGCTGGACCAACTACATCACCAGTTCCACTGACAATCAATGAATTGTTTACATATAACCCCGTATTATCTACTCTGATACGTTCACAAGTACCAGCGCCAATCAATACTGTACATACACAGGCGGCTGCTGCTGGTAATGAACCGATTACAGTATTATTAGTACCAGTTGTGATGGCACATCCACTACATAATCCAAGAGCTATGTTACTTGATCCAGTAGTATTATTAACAAGAGATCCACATCCAATGGCAACGTTATTACTTCCACTAGTATTAAGAGCAAGAGCGCCAGATCCAACTGCAAAATTGTTACTTCCACTAGAATTAAGACAAAGCGCACATACTCCAATAGCTACGTTATTAATTCCAGTAGTATTACTCTGAAGTGTTCCAAATCCAATAGCAGTATTATGAGTTCCAATAGTATTACATCTAAGTGCATTACAACCAATAGCAAAGTTATTACCACCAGTTGTGTTACAACACAGTGCTTTATAACCTTGAGCAAAGTTTTGTGTACCAATTGTATTGTTAGAAAGTACAGTATTTCCAATAGCTACGTTATAATTACCAGTAGTGTTAAGATTTAGAGCATTCAGTCCTATAGCTAAATTATAACTTCCGTTGGTATTACTACAAAGTGCACATGATCCAATAGCCGTATTATAAGTTCCAATATCATTATTACGAAGGGTCTGACATCCAACCGCAAAGTTGTTTGTTCCAGTAGTATTACTAAAAAGTGCACTTAATCCTATAGCCGTATTGTTACTTCCAGTAGTATTATTATGAAGTGTAGTCTGTCCAATAGCAGTATTATAATTTCCAATAGTGTTGCATCTCATTGCACCTGATCCAATAGCAGTATTGTTACATCCATAAGTATTACTACACAGTGATTGATATCCAATAGCAGTATTGTTTTGTCCAGAAGTGTTTAAAGTAAGTGATTGATATCCAATAGCTGTATTACTTGTTCCACTAGTATTACTACATAGTGCAGATAATCCAATAGCTACGTTACCTCCTCCAGTAGTATTACTCTGAAGTGTTCCAAATCCAATAGCAGTATTATGAGTTCCAATAGTATTAAAATAAAGTGCCTGATATCCAATAGCTACGTTACCTCCTCCAGTAGTATTACAAAAAAGCGCATTAAATCCAATGGCAGTATTGTTTGGACCACTAGTATTATTGATAAGTGACTGAAATCCAATAGCAGTATTGTTTGTTCCAGTAGTATTATTATAAAGTGCCTGATATCCAATAGCAGTATTGTTACATCCAGTAGTATTATAATAAAGTGTCTGATATCCAATAGCAGTATTGTTATTTCCACTGATGTTACAGAAAAGTGTCTGATATCCAATAGCAGTATTGTAAAATCCCTGAGTATTAAATACCAAAGCCTGATATCCAATAGCAGTATTATTACTTCCAGTAGTATTATAATAAAGTGCCTGTAATCCAATAGCAGTATTGTTTAGTCCACTGGTATTACAAAAAAGTGCAGTCTGTCCAATGGCAGTATTATTATTTCCAGTAATATTAAAATAAAGTGCTTGATATCCAATACCAGTGTTATTGCTACCACTAGTATTGCCGCAAAGAACACCCTGTCCAATAGCAGTATTGTAACATCCATGAGTAGTACATTTAAGTGCTTGATATCCAATAGCAGTATTACTACTTCCAGTAGTATTACATGATAGTGCCTGTAATCCAATAGCTGTATTATCACTTCCAGTAGTGTTAGACGAAAGTGTCTGTAATCCAATGGCAGTATTATTTGTTCCACTAGTATTGTTTCTAAGAGCGCAAAGGCCAATAGCAGTATTACTACTTCCAGTAGTATTAAATATCAGAGAATTACATCCAATAGCTACGTTATTATTTCCACTAGTATTAGACGAAAGTGCACAAAATCCGATAGCAGTATTATTATTACCGCTAGTATTGGAGAGTAGAGCATGATATCCAATACTAACGTTATTACATCCAGTAGTATTTTGACTTAATGATTGATATCCAACTGCAAAATTGTTACTTCCACTGGTATTAGTATCTAATACTTCAAATCCAGCAGCAAAGTTATTACACCCAATTGTATTTGATAATAGAGCACAACATCCAATAGCGATGTTATTACATCCAGTATTGGTATTATTTCCACTACAGAATCCCAATGCTATATTACTATTGTTACTAGTAGTTCTTGCATAAACTGTACCAAGTGTAATATTGGTAGCTGGGCCTGCTCCGACTCCTGTGGCACCAATATTTCCTTGAACTCCAGTGGCACCAATATTTCCTTGAACTCCACTTGCGCCGGTAGCCCCAGATCCTGTTGCGCCAGTGGCACCAATATTTCCTTGTACTCCACTAGCACCAGTGGCACCAGCACCTGTGGCGCCAGTTAATCCAGTTGTACCTGTTAATCCAGTTGCGCCTGTAGCGCCAATATTTCCTTGAACTCCACTTGCGCCAGTAGAACCTGTGGCTCCTGCACCTGTGGAACCAGTTAATCCAGTTGCGCCGGTAAATCCAGTGGCGCCAATATTTCCTTGAACTCCAGTGGCGCCCGTTGAACCAGTTGCGCCGCGAAATCCAGTGGCACCAATATTTCCTTGAACTCCAGTTGCTCCAGTAGCACCAATATTTCCTTGAACTCCGCTTGCCCCGGTAGCTCCAGCACCTGTGGCGCCAGTTAATCCACTTGCGCCAGTAGATCCAGTTCCGCTAACAATTAATGCATTATTAACATATAAACCAGTATTATCAACACGTATACGTTCACATGTACCAGCACCCAATAATAATGTACATACACATCCATTAGCAGCTGGTAATGAACCAATGACAGTATTGTTAGTACCAGTAGTGATTAAACATCCACTACATAATCCAAGAGCAATGTTACTTGATCCAGTAGTATTATTGACCAATGATAAACATCCAATAGCTATGTTATTAGTTCCAATTGTATTGGCTGTGAGTGTGCAAAATCCAATAGCAGCATTGTTACTTCCACTAGTATTATTACATAGTGCACGACTTCCAACAGCAAAGTTATTAGCACCGATGATGTTGTTAAACAGTGCACGATATCCTTGAGCAACGTTATTACTACCAGTTGTATTTTGCTGAAGTGCAAAAAATCCAAAAGCAAAGTTATGTGAGCCAGAGATGTTGCTGGACAACGTGTTGTTTCCACTGGCAAAGTTATTCCCGCCGGTGGTGTTACTAAATAATGCCTTATATCCCTGAGCAAAGTTGCTATACCCAGAGGTGTTGGATGCTAATGCGCATTCACCAATGGCGGTGTTAAGTGAACCAGTGGTATTGGCAGCTAATGAGCAGAATCCAATAGCCGTGTTACTACAACCAGTGGTGTTGCTGCGGAGTGCGAAACATCCAATAGCCGTGTTATTGAAACCAATGGTGTTGGCAGCCAGTGTGCAAATTCCGATAGCAGTATTATTAGATCCAGTAGTATTAGATATTAGAGCATTACATCCAATAGCAACGTTGCCTGTTCCAGTACTGGTTGTATTACCACTACAATAACCTACTGATATATTTCCACCACTACTTGTAGTTAGAGCATATACTATACCAAGTGATGTTGGTGTGGCTGGTGTAAGTGGTGCCACGTTTGCAAATACATTATTAACATATAAACCTGTATTATCAACACGTATACGTTCACATGTACCAGCGCCTAATAATAATGTACATACACATCCAGCTGCTGCCTGTAATGAACCAATTACTGTATTATTATTACCAGTTGTTATTAGAAATCCAGCAGTATTTCCAATAGCAATGTTACAATTTCCAATTGTATTGCAGTATAGTGCCTGATATCCTTGAGCAATGTTTCTATTGCCAATAGTATTGTTAGGCAGTGACAATGAACCGATACCAATGTTATAACAACCAGTTGTATTACTGGTCAGTGTATTATATCCTTGAGCAACGTTAAATCTTCCAAATGTATTACTACTCAGTGTACCAGATCCAACCGCAATGTTATAACTACCAGTAATATTATTTTTAAGTGCGTTACATCCAATAGCAATGTTATTAGTACCAGTACTGGTTGTATTACCACTACAATAACCAACTGAAATATTGGCGCCGCTACTTGTAGTTAGAGCATATACAGTACCAAGTGCAGTTGGTGTAGCGGGAGTAAGTGGTGCCACGTTTGCAAATACATTATTAATATATAAACCTGTATTATCTACTCTGATACGTTCACATGTACCAGTACCAAGTAATAACGTAGATACACATCCTGCACCAGCTGATAATGAACCAATAATTGTATTGTTAGTGCCAGTTGTTAAATTACAACCAGCAGCTGCACCAATCGCAATGTTATATCCTTGACCATTTGAATTCTCTAACGAGCGACGTCCAATGGCTATATTATCTAACCCGCTAGTATTTGATGCTAATGCACGATATCCAAGGGCAGTATTATCACTTCCAGTAGTATTACATAATAGTGATTGATAACCAATGCCAATATTATTAGATCCGCTAGTATTATAACAAAGAACACTGTTTCCAACGGCAAAGTTGTTTTTTCCAGTAGTATTATTGGTTAAGCCATTTGGTCCTAACACATAATTGTCGTCCAACGAACCATTAATTAGTGGCAGGACAACTTTTGTTTCAATACTAATTGCCATTGTATATCTCCAGAATTATTCTCATATTGTATTTATTACTAATTATATCATTACTTGTTGACATTTTTATCTTTTAGTTCATCAATTTCTTTCTTGAGTTCTACTATTGCCGCAAATGACAATGCTACTAACTTTTCATAATCAACTGCTAACGTTCCATCTTCTTTTGTACGTACAGCCAATGGGAACATTAATTGTACATCTTGAGCAATAACTCCAAAGTCAGATTTTTGAACAAAATACCCATCTTCTCCACCATGATTTTTGACATATTCATCGGTCCAATCATAAGTTTTACCACCAATACCTTGTACTTTTGCAAGTGCATTTTCAATTGGTTTGATATTTTCTTTGAACTTACGATCAGATGTATAATAGGCTGTGATATTGTTAGTAGCACGAATTTCACCTACTGTACCGCTTGGTGCTGTACCAACTCCAAGTGATGGAGTTTGAAGTCCACTGGTACCATTTGTACATAAACCATTATTATCAATTTTTAAACGTTCACAAGTACCTGCACCCAATAATAATGTACATACTAAACCTGCAGTGGCTGGTAATGAACCAATTACTGTATTATTAGTTCCAGTGGTAATTAAACATCCAGCTAAATATCCCAAAGCAATATTACTATTACCAGTAGTATTTGATACTAATGAACAACATCCAATAGCGATATTATTAGTACCAGTACTGGTTGTATTACCACTACAATAACCAACTGATATATTTCCAGTTCCACTAGTGGTTAGAGCATATACTATACCAAGTGCAGTTGGGGTAGCTGGTGTAACTGGTGTAATATTTGCTAATACATTATTAATATATAACCCTGTATTATCTACTCTGATACGTTCACATGTACCAGCACCTAATAATAATGTGCATACACAACCAGCTGCCGCCGGTAATGAACCAATTATAGTGTTATTTGTGCCAGTTGTAATTAGACATCCACTATATAATCCAAGAGCGATATTTCTGTTTCCAGTAGTATTGGAAACTAATGAAGTACATCCAATAGCAATATTATCTTGACCATAAGTATTGGCATTTAGAGATTGAAAACCAACAGCGATGTTATTAACTCCAGTAATATTATTCTGTAAAGTAGCAAAACCAATAGCGATATTATTACTTCCAGTAGTATTACAACATAGTGCAGCTTGACCAATTGCCAAATTATTAACACCAGTAGTATTTTTAAATAGAGTTTGATTTCCGATGGCCACGTTCCCACAACCGAAGGTATTAGCTATTAATGCAAACTGACCAATGGCCGTGTTGAAACTTCCGGTGGTATTATTAGTAAGTGCTTTATAACCCTGAGCGAAATTACTATTTCCTATAGTATTATTAGTAAGAGCATTGCATCCAGCGGCAATGTTATGACACCCAGAGACGTTTAAACGAAGAGCGCAACAACCAAATGCAACGTTACTACTACCAATTGTATTACAGGTAAGTGCACAAAATCCAATAGCAATATTACTGTTTCCAGTAGTGTTTAGACGAAGAGAAGCACATCCTACTGCAAAGTTATTACTTCCATAAGTATTAGACGAAAGTGCACAAAATCCAATAGCAGTATTGTTACTTCCAGTAGTATTATTATTAAGTGATTGACATCCAATGGCTGTATTATTAATACCATAAGTATTATTGGTAAGTGCATTTAATCCAATAGCAGTATTATTACTACCAGTGATATTAAATTTAAGTGCTGCACATCCAATTGCTGTATTATTAATACCATAAGTATTAAAGAAAAGTGCACACTGTCCAATAGCAGTATTATTACTACCAGTGGTATTACATTTAAGTGCACTAAATCCAATAGCATTATTGGAAAATCCAGTAGTATTAAAGAAAAGTGCACACTGTCCAACGGCTAGATTATTAATTCCATAAGTATTTCTACCTAGAGCAGCGTATCCAATAGCAGTATTACTGTTTCCAGTAGTATTACTACATAGGGCTAATACACCAATAGCAGTATTATGGATTCCAATTGTATTACCTCTAAGTGACTGAAATCCAATGGCAGTATTGTTACATCCAGTAGTATTACTAAAAAGAGCTAGACATCCGATTGCAGTGTTATTAGCACCAGTAGTATTTTGACATAACGCTTTGAAACCTATGGCTGTGTTATTTGTTCCATAGGTATTACAATATATGGCACCAAAACCTATTGCAACGTTGTTTATACCAGTAGAATTGCTTCGTAATGCACCACATCCTAGAGCAATGTTGCTGGTTCCAATAGAATTTAACTGTAATGCGTTACTGCCAATTGCAATATTATCAGAACCGATGGTGTTAGCAGAAAGAGCAACACATCCAATGGCAATATTATTAATACCAGTTGTATTTAAACATAATGCTCTAAAACCTATTGCTGTATTATGACACCCATAAGTATTACAAAACAATGATGCATTGCCAATTGATGTATTATTACTTCCTATAGTATTTGTTCTTAGAGATTGATTTCCTAGTGCAACGTTATTTGATCCGGTAGTATTAGATAACATTGTTCCATATCCGGCGGCGAAGTTATTAGTGCCAATTGAGTTTGAACATAATGATCTATATCCCATTGCAATGTTATTAGATACAGTACTATTAGCTAATGTATATTGACCAATGGCAATATTATTGTTTCCGCTGATATTACAACACAGAGCCAAGTATCCTTGAGCAATATTATCATTACCATATGTATTATTATAAAGAGAAAACTCACCTAATGCTATGTTATTCCTTCCAGTAGTATTACCATAAAGTGATTTATATCCTATCGCAACGTTATCACTTCCAGTTGTATTATTGTAAAGTGTTCTATAACCTTGAGCAATATTATTAGATCCGATTGTATTCAAACATAGTGATTGAAATCCAATCGCAATATTAAAATTACCAGTTAAATTCTTTGTAAGTGCACCACATCCTATTGCAACGTTGGCTTGACCTATCGTATTACTAATAAGAGCACAATATCCTATGGCAATATTATTTGTACCAGTAGTATTACTGTAAAGTGCACATTGTCCAATGGCAATACCGTTGTTAACGGTAGTATTATAAAGTGCAGAAGATCCTAATGCAATATTACTACTACCAGTAGTATTTGATACTAATGAACAACATCCAATAGCGATATTATTAGTACCAGTACTGGTTGTATTACCACTACAATAACCAACTGATATGTTACCAGTTCCACTAGTTGTATAAGCATATACTATACCTAATGCCGTTGGTGTGGCGGGTGTAAGTGGCGCAACGTTTGCAAATACGTTATTAACATATAATCCTGTATTATCAACACGTAATCGTTCACATGCACCAGCACCCAGTAATAATGTACATACACATCCGGCTGCAGCTGGTAATATACCAATAACAGTGTTATTTGTGCCAGTTGTTATTGCATTTCCGGCACATGATCCAATAGCGATATTATTACTAGCATTTGAACTGACCAGTGATCTAAATCCTAGAGCAATATTACAACTTCCATTTTGATTAGAGAACAGTGCAAAACATCCTTGAGCAATGTTATTATTTCCATTTTGATTAATTAACAGTGCCTTAGCTCCTATAGCAATGTTATCACAACCAGTTGTATTAGCCTGTAGAGATTGAAATCCAATAGATATGTTAGTACTGCCAGTTGTATTACATTTTAGTGTATTACATCCAATTGCCACATTGTCAGTACCAGTACTGGTTGTATTACCACTACAATAACCAACTGATATGTTACCAGTTCCACTAGTTGTATAAGCATATACTATACCTAGTGATGTTGGTGTAGCTGGTGTAAGTGGTGCCACATTAGCTAATACATTATTAACATATAACCCTGTATTATCAACACGTAATCTTTCACATGTACCCGCGCCCAATAATAATGTACATACACATCCGGGTGCAGCTGGTAATGTACCAATAACAGTATTATTTGTACCAGTTGTTATTGTACATCCAGCCTGATATCCAATACCAATGTTATTACTACCAGTAGTATTATTTCTCAGAGCATTATATCCTTGAGCAACGTTACAACTTCCAGTTGTATTACAGTACAGCGCAAGAGTTCCTTGAGAATTGTTATTAAAACCAGTAGTATTAGATGATAAACTATCTAATCCAATAGCAATATTGTTAGTACCAGTACTAGTTATATTACCACTACAGTATCCAACTGAAATATTACCCGCTCCACTAGTAGTGTAAGCATATACAGTTCCTAAATTAATTGGAGTTGCCGGTCCTGATCCAAATCCAGTAGCGCCTGTAAATCCCGTAGCACCAGTTGATCCATCTAATCCACTAGCACCTGTAGCGCCAGTTAAACCTTGAATTCCACTAGCACCAGTGGCACCAATATTTCCTTGAACTCCACTAGCACCTGTAGCGCCAATATTTCCTTGAATACCACTAGCACCTGTAGCGCCTGTAGCGCCAATCTCGCCTTGAATACCACTAGCACCTGTAGCGCCAATATATCCTTGAACTCCACTAGCACCAGTGGCACCGGTGGCACCAATTTCTCCCTGAATTCCACTAGCACCAGTTGCGCCATGCTCGCCTTGAATACCACTAGCACCTGTGGCACCAATCTCGCCTTGTATTCCACTAGCACCAGTGGCACCAGTGGAACCTATTGGTCCAGTTGACCCGGTTAACCCTGATCCAACTAATACCAAAATCAGTGGCAAATTATCAGCAAAATTACTAGTACCAGTACCACCATGTGTATCAATTGTCACCGAAATTGATACGTAATTTGTGTAAAGAGTTGGATCTGCTGAAACAGTCCAACGTTGAAAATTATTACTATTAGATTCATCTTGAATTACAATAACATCATTTGATTTTATTAATTCTAAAAATACATCAATATCAACACCAAATGATGTTAAATGATTGATATTAATTTGAGTACTAGTAATTTGAGTTGAATTATCCCAAAGTAAAAATCCAGAACCTGGATTACCACTATACGCTGTAGTTAAAGAGTTATAGTTATAATAACTAGCTGAACCACCAGTGGGTCCTTGTATGCCAGTACTTCCTGTTAGACCAGTTGCGCCTAATCCAGTTGCGCCTACTAAGCCACTTGCGCCAGTGGCACCAATCTCTCCTTGAATTCCACTAGCACCTGTGGATCCTGTTGCACCAATTTCTCCTTGAATACCACTAGCACCAGTGGCACCAATCTCTCCTTGAATACCACTAGCACCAGTGGCTCCAATTTCTCCCTGAATTCCACTAGCGCCGGTGGCACCAATTTCTCCTTGAATACCACTAGCACCAGTGGCACCAATCTCGCCTTGAATTCCACTAGCACCAGTGGCACCGGTGGCACCAATTTCTCCCTGAATTCCACTAGCACCAGTTGCGCCATGCTCGCCTTGAATACCACTTGCACCAGTAGCACCAGTAGCACCAATTTCTCCCTGAATTCCACTAGCACCAGTTGCACCAATATTTCCTTGAACTCCACTAGCGCCAGTAGCACCAATTTCTCCCTGAATTCCGCTTGCACCCGTGGCACCAATCTCGCCTTGAATACCACTTGCACCTGTTGCGCCAATCTCGCCTTGAATACCACTAGCACCAGTGGCACCAATTTCTCCCTGAATTCCGCTTGCACCTGTTGCGCCAATCTCGCCTTGAATACCACTTGCACCAGTAGCACCAGTAGCACCAATTTCTCCCTGAATTCCACTAGCACCGGTGGCACCAATTTCTCCCTGAATACCACTAGCACCAGTGGCTCCAATTTCTCCCTGAATTCCACTTGCACCCGTGGCACCAATCTCTCCCTGAATACCACTTGCACCTGTTGCGCCAATCTCGCCTTGTATTCCACTAGCACCAGTCGCTCCTGTTGCACCAGTAGCACCAATCTCACCTTGAATTCCACTAGCGCCTGTGGCACCAATATATCCCTGAACACCAGTAGATCCAGTATAGCCTTGTTGTCCGGATAATAGAACTGACCAACTACTAGATGGATCTGATGATGCTGTGCCTCCATATCCTAATATATCTAAATAAACTGCAAAACCAAATCCCCCAGCAACTTGTATTAACGTAATTTTACCATAATAGAAAAAAGTACTAGTGATGGTTGTATCAACAAAGTTTACAAAATTACCAACAGAGAATGATCCTATGTCCGGAACATAAAAATTGATATTACTTCCGACTAAAGACCCATCAGTAGTAAAAGAAGATGTTGTGGTCATTGGAGTGAATCCTAGTCCACTAGCGCCTGTATATCCAGTGGCTCCCTGAATACCGCTAGCACCAGTAGCGCCAATTTCTCCTTGAATACCACTAGCACCAGTGGCTCCATCTAGTCCACTAGCACCGGTGGCACCTGTTGATCCGAGTCCACTAGCACCCGTGGCACCAATAGGTCCAGTAGCACCAGTAGCGCCGTCTAAACCACTAGCACCTGTTGCTCCATCTAAACCACTAGCGCCAGTGGCACCAATCTCGCCTTGTATTCCACTAGCGCCAGTGGCACCAATCTCGCCTTGAATTCCGCTAGCACCTGTGGCACCAATTTCTCCTTGAATTCCGCTAGCACCTGTGGCACCAATGAATCCGCTAGCACCTGTTGCTCCAATATATCCTTGAATTCCGCTGGCACCGGTGGCACCGATTTCTCCTTGAATACCACTAGCACCTGTTGCGCCAATATATCCTGATATTGCAGCACCATTAACATACAATCCAGTATTATCAACTTTAATTCTTTCACATGTTCCAGTACCAATCAATACAGTATCAGATAAACCTGGAGATGCAGTTATAGTTCCAATAATCGTATTATTAGATCCAGTGGTAATATTATAACCAGCATTTAGTCCAATTGCAATGTTATTATTACCACTTGTTATTGAATTTAGTGACTGAAATCCACTAGCAATATTTGATAATCCTGTACCGGTTGTATTACCAGCACAAAAACCTATATATACATTACATAATGTAGTTGTTGTTAGTCCATATATTAGACCTAGACTAGTTGGGGTTGCGGGAGGGTTTAATATAGTGCCATTAATATATAATCCACTATTATCAACTTTAAGTCTTTCACAGATACCAGCACCCAATAATAAAGTACAACTCATTCCTGGAGTACCATTTAATGAGCCTATGATTGTATTGTTAATTCCCGTAGTTACTAATTTTCCTGCCTCAGCACCTATACCAATGTTTATTCCAATTGCATTTGCATTATATAATGAACAACATCCAATAGCAATACTATTACTACCAGTTAAGTTACAATATAAAGCACGATATCCACTAACAAAATTATTATTACCTGACGAATTATTATTAAGTGATTGACATCCAATAGCAGTGTTATTTGATCCAGATGTATTAGATGACAATGTTTTAAAACCAATGGCAAAATTATTATCACCATTAACATTAAAACATAATGCCGCTAATCCTGATCCAAAGTTGTTTGATCCTGTTGTATTTTTGAATAATGAAGCACATCCGATACCAATATTATTAGATCCAGATGTATTATTTCTAAGAGCACAATGACCCTGACCAAGATTACTAGACCCAGATATATTTGATGATAAACTATAATAACCCTGAGCATTGTTATAAAGTCCATTAATATTACATTCTAATGTGCGTGCTCCAAAAGCAATATTAAAATTACCAGTTGAATTACTTCTCAATACTCCATAAGATCCAATAGCTATATTTGATTTACCAATGGTATTATTCTGTAATGCCAAATAACCAATACCAATGTTACCACATCCAGTTGTATTACAGCTTAGTGCACCGTGTCCAATAGCTACGTTAGTATTACCAATATTACATCTAAGTGCTTCATATCCAAGAGCAATATTATCTGAACCTGTTGTATTAAATAATAATGATGACCATCCAACGGCAATATTATCATGACCAATAGTATTATTACCTAAAGATGCATATCCAATTGATGTGTTATTATATCCAGTTGTAGTAAGCGCAGATGAACCACATCCAACAGCAAAATTACCACTTCCAGTAGTTACAGATGATAATGCATCTGTTCCTATAGAATAGTTGTTACATACACCACCGTTTATGTTTGGTAATACAATATTACCACAGATTTTAATTGCCATTTTCGTTTCCTTTTGGGTACTAGGCCATCATGTTTAAAACATGATTTATCACTGTATTTATCAGTAGACAATAATAATAATAGCCGAATTCTCGGCTATTATGTAATCAATTAGTAATATTATCTGTTAACTTGTAATTTCTATTACTGATTATCAGCTCATACTAACTTTGATTAATCAAATCAGTTATTGTAATAAAATTATAATGAAATATTTTAAGATGTTGACTCTGAAGGTATTGGTGGTGTTGGAGTTGGATTCCATGGTAGCGGAATGTCGGGATTTACCTGCTCTTTAACGGCAAGGATTTGTTTGTTAATTTGGGCGTTAATCCATTCCCAATAACTTGGGTCGGTTTCTATCATCGGTTGCACCCAAGACAAAACAAGGGCTTGCGTAAGTTGGTCGTAAGGAACAAATGTTGCAGGGTCAATGTCACCGACTGTTAAAGGTGTTGCGCCAATAAAGATTCCTTCATTGCCCTCTGCGTCAGTACCCGTGCAAGTCCATTTAACATTAATAATGACATTAGTTTCCGATGCAATATTTGCACTTGTCATGCCTGTGACTAACCATGTATATTCCATTTAGATTCCTTTAAGCAAAGCGATTTCTGCCTTTAATTGCTCAATAACTTTTTGATGCTCTTGAAGCATAGCCGAAATGGACGGTATCAACCAAGAGCTATCTACGCCTTGGGGAAATATTGCACCGTCTGAATGCACTCGGTCTTTTTCGCCGTCTACGCATTCTGGTGCATATTCTTGCAATTCATGTGCAATAAATCCAACGCTGTTTTTCTTGCCGCCGCATTCTTCCTTCCAATCAAACACACGGGGACGGATAGACATAATTTTATTAACTGCCGCCAAAACATCTAAATCACGGATGTTTTCTTTCATTCGATAATCAGACGAAGTGTTGTAGGCTGTAGACCCTCCGGAAGCAATAACTGATCCAGAAACCGTTGCACCACTACTAACGGTAAAATATAACGGGATAGACGAACCAGAAGATGACTGTAAAATAATTCCTCGATCAACAGGAAAACCAGCCGAATTTCCTATAATTACAGGAAAAGTTCCGCTTGGGGCAGCATATCTTTGTGTTTCTTGCACATAAGATTGATTGCCGCCTGTAGCATATGTTTTTAAAGTTTGTCCATTGCTCGCTTGCACTCTAAAGCCAGTACCAAAATAAGCTACTAATTCTTCCCAATCATCTCCTGCGTTCCATAAATAATGATTAGTATCGCCGTTTGTTCGCAAATACAATCTTTGATCGTTCATGCCGATACTGCCAGTCATCGTGCCGCCAGACAACGGCAAGGCAAAGCTACCGTAATTCGCGCTATTTAAATAATAAACCCATGCGCCAAACGATCCGTTTTGTACATTTCGTGTTGCTAATCTATTAGCGTTATCTTCCCAACCCCATGCAACCTGTGTACCCCAAGAACTGCTCCCATTTGAATGGCGTTTGTTTTCATATATCCACCATGTATTTCCGGGGCTATTTGCTAAATTTGCATCATCACCTTGATAACGTCCAGTCCCTGCGGGGGTGTTGTTAAAATCCGTATTTAAATTACCGGATGATCCAGTGCGGGCAATTGAATTTGATGAATTAAGACTTGTTGCGCTACCCGCAATATTCATCGACTGACCGCTAATAAACGTAGCTACGGCCGCCGCTGTTGCAGAGCGATAATAGTTATCCGTCTGTTTTGCTATTATTGCTGTCACGCCAGATGATATAGAATTATCGGTAGAATTAAAATAATTGTTAAAGATATAGCCATTGCCGTCACGCTGTACGATTGTGCTTGCTGCCCCTGCTGTAGTGCTTGCAGTTATCGTGGCAGAGTTAGCTTGACTTGTAATGGTTGCAGCATTACCACCAATTGATAAAGAAGTTGCAGTTCCAGTTAAGCCCGTGCCAGCACCGCTAAATGAAGTTCCGCTTACAACGCCAGCAGTAGAAATAGATAAACCTGCCGCACCAGTTGCAAAAGATAGTTGAATCCCGGGCGTTGCCGTTGCATTACTTGCGCCAAAATAAACATAACCACCAGATGAGCTGTATCTTGACCCAACCGCAAAAGGCTCACTTACCGCAGTAAATAATGATCTTCCTCCTGAACCAGTAAATGTAACCCCTGTATAACTATTTGCCGTATTAAGAGCGTTGGCTGTTGTTGCTGTTGTCGCAGTGCCTGATACGCTAATTCCCCAAGTGCCGGAAGCGTTGCCGCCCGTGCGGGTAGGTACATCAAGGTTTGTTCTAGCGTCTGCGGCTGTCGTGGCGTTTGTACCACCGTTAGCAATGGGTAATGTGCCAGACACTTGCGTAGTCAGGCTTACGCCACTTAGCGTACCCCCAAGAGTTAGATTTCCAGATGTTGTTACTGTACCTGTAAGTGTGATGCCGTTGACTGTTCCTGTACCACCAACGCTTGTAACTGATCCAACTCCAGTTGCACCTGTTAATCCGCTTGATCCAGTAGCACCAATCTCACCTTGATTACCAGTTGATCCAGTGGCACCAATATTTCCTTGAACACCGCTAGATCCAGTAGCACCAATCTCACCTTGAATACCACTAGCACCAGTTGCGCCAATATTTCCTTGAACACCACTTGATCCAGTAGCACCAATCTCACCTTGACTACCACTAGCACCGGTGGAACCTATTGGTCCAGTAGATCCTGTTAAACCAACACCAACTAATACTAAAATTAATGGGAAATTATCAGCGAAATTAGTAGTACCAGTACCATCTGAACTATCCAATGTAACTGGAATTTCTATATATGAATTTATATAAAGCGTTGGATCTGCCGAAACTATCCAACGTTGATAATTAGTGCTATTAATCTCATCTTGAATTATAATAACATCATTTATTTTAATTAAATCTAAGAATACATCAATATCAACACCAGGAGAGGTTGATGTTAAATGACTAACGTTAATTTGAGTACTAGTAATTTGAGTTGAATTATTCCATAGTATTAATCCATCACCAGGATTACCACTGTATGCAGTAGTTAAAGAGTTATAGATATAATAACTAGCTGAACCACCAGTTGGTCCTTGTATGCCTGTACTTCCTATTAGTCCCGTTGCACCTAATCCAGTTGCACCTGTTAATCCACTATCACCAGTTGCACCAATGTTTCCTTGAATACCTGTTGATCCAGTGGCACCTATCTCTCCCTGAATTCCGCTAGCACCAGTGGCACCAATATTTCCTTGAATACCCGTTGATCCAGTGGCACCTATCTCTCCCTGAATTCCGCTAGCACCGGTTGCACCAATGTTTCCTTGAATGCCAGTTGCGCCAGTAGCACCAATCTCACCTTGATTACCAGTTGATCCAGTTGCACCAATATTTCCTTGAACTCCGCTTGATCCTGAAGATCCAATATTTCCTTGAATTCCTGTTGCGCCAGTCGCACCAACATTACCAGTTATGCCAGTTGATCCAACGATACCTAAACCAGTAGCACCTATCAATCCAGTAGCACCAGATAACCCTATTCCAGTACTTCCGGTTAGTCCACTTGATCCAGTTGCACCACCACCAGTTGCGCCAGTAGCACCAATATTTCCTTGAACTCCAGTAGCACCAGTGGCGCCTAAACCAGTAGCGTCACCACCACTAACAACTTGTCCACCTGGTAGTGAATTATATACTCTTATTGAATTTGAACCTGGATCATACCAAAGACGTCCACACTGACCAACATAATCAGTACCACTAGGAATTCCATTATTTCTACTGGTGAAAAACTCTTGAATCGCCATGATGTTTTATCCTGCCGGGAAATTTCTTCCGGGTACAAATATACTAGCTAATTCCTTGATTCGTTCAAGAGTTGAATCACTATCTGATTCAGTAGAGTTTGGATCTACTCGTTTTTCATCATTCTGAACCGCATCTTGTTTTTCAACTTCAGTCGGTTCCTCAGTTGGATCATCAGTAGTAGGGCCCTCAGCATCTTTCATGGTGTCTATTTGTTGTTGTAGAGGAGGACTCCACATAGCGTCACCGTCTGACCCATATTGAACACCCGGATTAACAATTTTTTCAGATTCTTTGGGTTTACTGTCTCCTCCAACAACAAAAACATTCATATTTTGAATGTTAACTGTTGATGCTGGTCCGGTTATGTCTTTGATGTTCATCTTGTATTTATCATTTAATTATTTTGTATTTCTAATTTCATCAATTTGTATCTGTTGTTCCTTAACAGCCTCAATTAAAATAGCTATTAATGGCAGATATGAAACTGATAATCCATTCTGATTTTTTGATACTAATTCTGGTAAAATTTTAGCCAACTGCTGAGCAATAACTCCATAAGATTTCTTACCCCAATCTTTCCAATTAAAAGAAACTCCATTAATTTGATTCAAAATACTTAATGGGCTAACAATACTTTCAATATTTTCTTTCAATGTTTCATCGCTAGTAGAGTTAACTTCTACGGCATTTAACTGTCCAGTGCTTGGATTGAATGTTAATTTAGTACTACTTACATAAACATTTGTCAACGCACCGCTAGTATAATAAGAAAATGCAGGAAAAAATGTATCATCCGTGGTTGTATCATCAGTTATAATACCAGCAGGTCCAGTAGAACCAGTATATCCAGTGGCACCTTGATATCCTTGTGGTCCTGTCGCACCATCAATACCACTAGCGCCAGTAGCACCACTACCTGTAGCACCATCATATCCTTGTGGACCAGTGGAACCATCGAAACCACTAGCACCAGTAGCACCATCATATCCACTAGATCCAGTAGCACCATCTAATCCAGTTGACCCTTTTGCCGCAATTAATGTCCAAAAACTAGTATTATAAGGACTGACATTTGGTCCATTATAATTTATACATATATATGATCCACCACTATATGTTACAACATCATATGGATCATATAAATCAATATCATTCCATTCACCTTTAAATATAAGTCCTTGTCCAGATGCACCTGTGGATCCACTACCAGTTGCACCAATCTCTCCTTGAACACCAGTTGCACCTGTAGCGCCAGTAAATCCAGTTGATCCACTACCAGTAGCTCCATCTAATCCAGTTGCACCAATCTCTCCTTGAACACCAGTGGCACCTGTAGGACCATCTAATCCAGTTGCACCATCTAATCCCTGTGATCCAGTTGCACCTTGTTCTCCTTGTGGTCCAGTTGATCCTTGTTCTCCCGTTAAACCAGTACTTCCAGTGAGTCCCGTTGATCCAGTAGAACCTTCAAATCCTTGAATACCAGTTGCACCAATCTCGCCTTGAACACCACTAGCGCCAGTAGCACCATCATATCCTTGTGGTCCTGTAGCACCATCATATCCTTGTGGTCCTGTAGCACCATCAATACCACTAGATCCGATTGATCCACTAGCGCCAGTAGCACCATCATATCCACTAGATCCAGTAGCACCATCTAATCCACTAGCGCCTGTTAAACCGGTTGCACCTTGAGGACCTACTATCTGTCCGACATCATTCCACAATGTGCCAGTATATACCCATAGATTACCTGACAAATCATCGATGACACCGTTACCATCAACCGCAGATGGAAAGGTCACATTTAATATTATCTGAGGGTCATTCGGTGGATCAACATATACATTGGGAATAGAACCTATAATAGTTACTGATGTGCCAGCTACTCCAGTAGCACCAATATCTCCTTGTGGTCCAGTTGCGCCCGTAGATCCATTTTGACCATCAATACCACTAGCGCCTGTGGCACCACTACCAGTAGCGCCTGTTAATCCGGTAGCACCGTGATCTCCTTGAACGCCAGTGGCTCCTGTAGCGCCTGTCGCTCCAGATCCAGTAGCTCCGCTTGCCCCTGGGGGACCATCATTGCCGGTTGCACCAGTAAATCCGGTTGCGCCATCATATCCTATTAATCCAGTGGCTCCTTGTAATCCGGTGGCTCCAATTTCTCCAGTTAATCCAGTTGATCCGGTTGATCCTATCTGTCCAGTTAATCCAGTGGCGCCAATTTCTCCTTGAACACCAGTGGCTCCAATATTTCCGCTAGCACCTGTGGCCCCAATCTCTCCTTGAACACCACTAGCCCCAGTTGCACCTGTAGCACCACTACCTGTAGCACCAGATGGACCATCTAATCCAGTAGAACCTTGAAGTCCAGTAGAACCTTGAAGTCCAGTTGCACCAGTTGATCCAATTTCACCTTGAATTCCACTAGCGCCTGTTGCACCAGTAAATCCAGTTGCTCCTTGAGGTCCAGTGGCACCTGTAGCACCATCTAATCCAGTTGCACCTATAGGGCCAGCAATTGTCCCTACGTTAGTCCATAATACACCATCATAAACCCATAAATCACCAGTGGATTGATCTAATACTCCATCACCAATTTCAGCATCTGGAAAATCTGTATCTAATAATATTTGCGGATTGCCAGGGGGAATTACATTTACATCTACTACAGATCCAATAATAGTTACAGATTTACCATCTACACCAGTAGCACCAGTTAATCCAGTTGCACCAGTAGCACCATCTGATCCAATAGCATTACCCCAATATAAATTACCATTACCATCAGTACTTGCTACAAATCCACTAGCACCACCAGTAATAACTACATTTCCAATATCTCCTAAATTAGCACGAGTATATACTACCAATTGATCGGCCGTGGCAAAGTTACTAATAGATATATTTGCAGTAACATTACCAACATCAATATTACTAATGTTTAATGTACTGGTATCAACATCAAAAATAAAATTACTACTACCATCAAGACCATTTGGTATACTAAGATCAGTCCAACTAGATCCAGTTATACTGCTAATAATTATTCCGTCTGTACCAACTATATAATATTCACCACTACCATATATACTATTAATTAAATCACTAGTTGTTCCAGTACTATTAGTAGTCCATGATGTTCCACCATCACTACTAGTTAATTGAGATCCGTTTGATCCGGCTGTTACTAACGTATTAACAATACCATCTGTTCCATATGTAATAGTATTAAGATTTTCAACCGTTCCACTAATTGATGCAGTCCATGTTATACCATCATAACTTACAATAATTGTACCATTATCACCAGTAGCAATATAGTTGGAACCATCAAATACAACACTACTTAAATTATCAACAACTTCACCATCTTGTCCAATCCAATCTATCGCATCTGCACTTAATAATATTGTACCAGCATTACCAACTACAACATATACACCATTAACTTCATCATATGATATACCACGTAAATCTTCTGATACTCCACTAACTCTTGAAGTCCAAGTAATAGCGTCTAAACTAGTTAATATTTTTCCATTTTCACCAACTGCAACATATAATCCAGTAATCTCAGTATAATATACTCGTAATAAATTTTCAACAGTTCCACTAGTTTGTATTGTCCATGTAGTAGCAATGTCTGAACTAGTAATAATTGTACCAGCATCTCCAACTGCAATAAATCCCAATAATGTCGGAACAACTGAATTTAATGGTTGATTGACAGGGCTACTTTGATTACTCCAGTTTATTCCATCTGTACTGTAAAAATATCGTAATGGTGATCCGAATATTACCCATGTACCACTATTATAGGCAATTGTCGCAAGATTATTAGTGGACGCAAATTGAACTGCTCCGGGTGGCGGAGCTACAATTCCATTGGATCCCAAACTATATAGTTGAGTGAAGTTCTCGTTGATCTTTTCAAATGCAAGTCTTAGAGGATCGCCATTACCATCGTTTGACGCAGCTCCAATGTTAATAATTTGTTGTGCCATGCTTTATCCAGTTATAGTAATATTTATCGTATTATATTTAAATTAATCTTCAAAACTAGGGTCCCATGACTTATAACATAAATATTATAATGCTAAAACAACAATCTATCAGACCCATGTGTAAAGAATGTAATAAATTACCATCAAGACCAAATGGTCGTAGTGTAAGTGGCTATCAGCGATGGCATACTTTATGCAATCATTGTGCAAAATTAAAATATACCAAAAAGAAAAAAGATTCAAAGTGCAGTATATGTAACTTTGAAGCAATTGATAGTTGTCAATTGTGTTTGATTAATAAAGAAACTATCTGCCAAAATTGTAACGCCCTCAGATTGAAAAATATCAAAAAGAGGGCGGAATTAACAGTAGATGCTACTATTAATTGGGAAGATATTAGATTGTAATTAGTCTAAATCAACAACCCATCCACCAGTTTTAGAATCAAAATTAGCCATTAACGTATTACCAGATGCAAATGGAGATGAAACTTTCATAACTGGACGTCCATAATTATCTAATGTAATACTACCAGCTTGAACTGTTTTCATACCTAACTTCTGACCAGTTCCACTATTGATAAAGTTAACTTCAATATCACCACCACTATCTTCATTCAATGATTCATCAATACCAATATATTTCATGAACTTTTCACGACTAAAACGCGGATTTTGTTTTTTGAAAATCTCACAGTGATGATTGGCTAATTCTTTACGCTTGCTTTCATCAGGAATTTCTTTGATAAGTTCGGCTACTTGACGAAAATCTTTACGACTAGCAGCTTCGTTTAACTCATCATCTACACCATTACAGTTATTCCACCATTCAACGGCTTCTTCTGAACTCATACCATATTCATCTGCATTTGCCACAAAATCTTCTTTCTCCATAGACATTGCTTGATCTTCAAGATACCGCTTCATAGCGCCTTCATCTAAAGTTTGTGAATTATCATTTTCACTTTTATTTTTCATTTCTTCTCTAGCATAGTCTCTGAGAATTTCTAAGATAGTTTCACCAGCTTCACCAGTGAAAAACATTCCAGCAAAATCACCATGTTCTACACCAAGTGCATCTTGAATACTTAGAGCAGCAGCATCAAGTGCATCATTAGCCAATGTTTCTATATCACTACTAGAACCACTGTCTTCAGATACTTCTTTGTCATCACCAGTGACTTTATCACCTAACCATCCACCAATGGCAGCACCTGGTAAACCACCTACCATTGATCCAATTGCTCCGCCGGTTAATGCTCCGCCAATATCTTCATTTAAATTGATTTTTTTACCTTGATCTACTGCTTCAATTAAATTTAGCATTGATCTCATCTGTGATTGGTTGTCTAACATAGTAGTATCCTATAATATACTGTATTTATCTTTTTTATCCAGATTTGTTGACATTTAATGAATGACAGTGTATATTGAAAAGTAATATTAGTAACAGCGAAAGATAAATAAACATATGAACCAATTTAACAATACAAAATATACACGATGGTACTATAGTATCATCCAAAAACGAGCCATTTTAGATAAAGATTCTCGTGGTGAAATACACCATATTATCCCACGGAGTCTAGGAGGAGATGATTCACCAGGTAATCTTGTCAAATTAACTGGACATGATCACGCTTGGTGTCATTGGCTTCTAACTAAAATGACCGCTGGAGAAAACAGATCAAAAATGATCTATGCTTTCAATATGATGGGTGTTTATGGAGAACATATGGAACGTCAATCATCATATGCTATTGTTCGTGCCTATGAGAAGAATCGGTTAGAATGGAGTAAGAATCATAGCGAAAATATGAAAGGACGAGAACCTTGGAATAAAGGTCTTGATATGAAAGATGATCCTCGTTGTAAAGGTGGTGTAAAAAATCGTGGTAAAAAACGTGACCCAAAGGCCAGTGAACAGGCTGCAGCCAAACATAGAGGTAGAAAAAATACCGAAGAAACAAAAAGTAAAATGAGTATGTCTCAAAAAGGAATACCCAAACCCAAAAGTGATGAATTTAGGTCACAAGTAAGTAAAACATTGACAGGCAAACCTAAACGAAAAGGTCACGGTGAATCTGTTGCTGCCGCCAATCGTGGTAGAAAAATCATCAACAAGAACGGAATAGAAAAGAGAGCAATCTCAGATGATCTTCAATCATATCTTGATGATGGTTGGTCATTAGGTCGGCCATGAATGAAGCGATCAGCGTAAAAAAGGGACCCGAAGGTCCCTTTTTTATTATCAATACCAATAAAATTATTGGAAACTGATGTTGGTTACAGCTATCTCACCGACATAATCAGCAGCATTACCAAAGCTGGATGCTGTGTTTGTAAGCTCGACGTAGCCGTATCTCGTCATAAACGAAACGACTGGTTCGAATGTCTGTGGATCTAGAACAACACCACTGCTCATTAATGGAATGTATGGGCAATAGAATGCAGCTGCGTCTGTTTCTGAAGAACCCTTATAACCAACTAGAACTGGTGTTCCACTTGGAGCATATGAGTCAACGAAAACGCGCATTGCATTGTTCAATGTACCGACTAATTTTGTATTAGTAGGTGCTTCGAATGTACCTTCTGTAGTACGGGCAAAAGCTGATGTTGTAGCAGACTGAAGAACAGTCAACATTTCTGAAGAAACAACACACCAGTTACCAGCTCCACGACGAGTACGTTGGGCGATTAGGTTAGCAACACGGTTAATTAGAACAGCTAAAGCAGCGTGTTCGTCACCAACGTATGTAGCAGTACCAGAAACGGTAGCTTGGTTGTATGTATATTCAGTAGCAGCTAACTGACGTAATGAAAGAAGAATTTCTTGGTCAATTTCAGCAGTAATTTCTTGTGCTAAAGCGGCCATGATTTCGGCTTCAACGTCGATACCATGCATTGATTGTGCGTCTTGAGCAGCTTCGAATGTCCAACGAGCTTGTAACTTACGGCTCTTGGCTTCAACAGCTTGACGTAGAATCTGAACACTAATTGCTTTTCCGCCGTTACCTTCAAGAGTAGCGGTTGGAGCTGCAGTATAGCTGTATGCTGTATTAACATCAGACTTTGTACGTGAATACGCTTGAGCGATCAAGAATGGTGATAGAGCTTCGTCACCAGCCACAACCGAAGTTTGAGCTGCTGAGTCGTCTGTCAAGTTTTGAGCATAGCGAACACGTAGTGTATGAATCTGTCCAACTGGACCAGTCATTGGTTGAACACCAATTAACTCGTTAGCGATAACAGTAGGCATAACACGGCGAATAACTGGAAGAATGACACGGTTTAGTGTGGCAATATTACCAGCGGTTGTAGTTCCAGCATTACTTTCAGAAAGTAGTTGCTTTTTGGTGTTTTCTAAAATAACACCCATTGATGAGCGGCGGACGCCTTTGAGACCTTCAAGGAGGGCTTCTTTGGTTTCATTCCAGCGGCTCTCTAATAGTACTTTTGACATTTAATTATCTCCTGTTAATAGTATGTCGATTAAAGCCCTGCCAGACGCTTGATATCAATCACGTTATCACGTTCTTGGGTCTCAACTTCTGTTTTCTTGGCAGATTTATCACCAGTAATTGCTACACTTTCAGAAACCATTTGTTTTTTAGCAACTGGTCTTTGTTCTGTTAATGTATTCAATACTGCTGGTAGATACTTGTCGAATGCGCCTTTCAATTTTGGTGTTTGGACGCTTTCTAGTAAGTTCTTCATTACTTGGGCTTTGTCTTCATTTAGTGTTCCGAGTAATTCACTCATAGTACGTTCACGAAGGTTACTTTCTTTAATAATGCGAACTTCACGGTTTTTACTTTCTACTAAACGTTGTGATTGTTTAGCATTTTCGATAGATTCAGCTAATTGTTGATCTTTTTGATCTAAAATTGCAAGAAGTTTACGTGTCTCTGCTTTTTCGTTCAAATGTGTTGAACTAAATTCAGCGGCAAAGGCTTCGAACAAACGACGACCGAAAGTGTTTTCATTTGCACTCTTAATGTCTTCTTTCAATTGACTGATTTCGCCTGTTAAATGTGTACTGATTGCTGAACTAACTTTTTTGGCACTTTCAGCTACAAATTTAGCTTTAAGTGAATCAAGTTGGTGTTTAGCTTCTGCAACTAATTTGACCTTGGCTTCTACTACTGCACGTTTATCAGTTTCAAATTCTCCAATTTCGCGGGCTAGAGCTGTTACTACGAATTGTTCTAGTTTACCACGAGCTTCCATTTGAACTTTACGATCATTACGTAATTCTTTGATTTCTTCGGCTAGTTTAGTAACCATAAATTCATTGAATTTTTGTACATTTTCACGTAATTTGACTTGTGCTTTGACACGGTCTTCATTCATTGCTTGTCTTTCTGTTTGAAATTCTGTAATTTCACCAGTTAGACCTTCAGTAACCATCTTATCAAGGGCTTCTACCATTACGTTCTTGTCATGCTCATATTTCTGTGCGAATTCCTCACGGAGTTCTGAACGAACTTGTTCGCGAGCTTCGTTTAATTTTACTTCCCATGCCTCATTAATGGCTTGGGCTGTATCTTCAGTAACGATTCCGCTTTCAAGTAATGGTTTGATGGCATCAAACATTGATATCCCCTTTAAATTTTTAAGTCCTTGATAAGACGAGTTACCTCTTCTTTCAAGAATTTTTGGACTTTAGCATCCTTGTCCAAATTTGTACCTTTTAAGTTTTCTAGTACACGATGACCATTTTTCATGTTCATGAGTCCTTCATAGATTGCTTTTGGGTATGCATTTGGAGCACTGGGTTGTGCCACGATGTCCACAGTGACTATTTCAAAATCACTGACTTTGCCTGTAGCTTCATCAACGTTACCGCTGCCTCTGCTACTAACGCCGAGTTTGACTCCATTCTCTAACATGGTGGCAGCTAACTGTCCCATTGGAGTTGGAATAATTTTTAATTTACCGAAACCATTAGCGCCATCCATCCACATTTCTGTGATGATATGACTAACTCTATCTAGATTTATTTTCAAATCATCTGGATGATCGATTTCACCCAATACTGAGTTTCCATTTCGGATTTGTTCGTTTAAAGTTACAACGGCTTGTTCAATTTCAGGAACGGGGTAAACACGCTCATTTGCGTTCTTCACCCCCCCCTGGATAAAAATTCCTCTCATATAAAGAGATTTTTTATCACCTTCTTCCTTAACTGATTCGACTATGAGGTTCGCTCTGTCGAATGTTAAGTTCTCTCTAAGATACAAAGCCATTTATACCTTATCCTTTAGATTCTACGCTTGGTAGTGCGACGGCTTTCTGGAACCGCACTGCGCTCATTTGTACCACTAGCCTGTGTTTTAGTTGGCTTAGGAGCACTTTCACCCTTACCTGAACCGTTGCTAGCATCGCCACCAACTTTGTTCTTGAATGATCCAGCACCTTTAACTTCTGTTTCGCCTTTAGCGCCATAATTTGTTGGCTTCTTTGGGCTAGTAGGAACTGATTCTGAACTACCACTAAAGTTAACTGGCTTTGATGCCATTCCTTTTTGACCACTGTTAGCGTCTACTGTGCTTTTCTTTGATGAACCATCGGCTCCGTCAGTATGTGTTACTGAAACCTTTTTTAATTCAACGGCTTCCATAACGTCACTTTCTTCGTCGCCTTCTTCGCTACCAAATTCTTCTTCGCCAGCTTCTTCATCACCACCAAATTCTTGTTCAAATTCGGCCATTAATTGATCAAGTTTGTCTTCAAGATCAACAACCCGATCTTCAAGTTCTTCTTCTTCGTATTCTTCACCTTCTTCGTCACTGTCTAGTTCAACTTCATCGTCAAACTCAACATCGCCATCTTCACCATCAACATCATAGTCACCTTCAATTTCTTCGTCATCTAGGAATTCATCATCTTCCATCATTCCATCCATGCCTTCTTCTTCAGAAGTAACTTCGTCAACAAAACCACTGGTCATGTCTTCGTTAATCAGTGATTCATAAATATCGCGTGATTTTTCAACTACGATTTCGTGAAATAATTGTTCCGCTTTCTCATTGTCTTCATTGATAATAAGATCAATAAGTTTTTCAAATTTTGCTGTAGACATTTAAAATCTCCTTATGTAAATGGCTTTGTATTAATATTTAGCGAATAGCCAAAAAAATAGCGTAATATGTACGCATTTTATGTGTTTTTTAAATATATAATATAGATTTACAAACCGCCACCTTCGGCTGGTGGAGCACCATATTGTTTTCTGATGTTTTTTAAATCAATCGCTCGTTCATAACTTTGAACTTCGTTCATTTTACGAATCTTGGATATCATACCAAGTGTTAATTTGGTTTTGCGTGACTCGCCCCATTCTGGTTGAGATTTATCATCTTCAACATCTTGCCAACCTTGAGGCGCGGGGTTATAAAATTCTGTTAGATACATAATATTATTTATCTTTTATGCCGGTGGGGGAGTTGCCAATGCACCCGGACTGGCAGTTTGATCATTGGCACCAACTGGTGCAGGAACTTCTGGAGCCATAGCATCTTCTCCTTCAGCATCACTTTCAATATTGTCGGCAGTTTCCAAATCACTATCAATATCACCAGTACTAATACCAACACTACGTAAATCAGAACCTTTGGCTTCTTGATCTTCTGGCTCAGATTTCTCTTCTTTCCATAATTTCTGATTTTCTTTGATTTCTTCTTGACTTAATCCCAAGAATCTTTCCATGGCAAATCTAATACTCATATATGGTAACGCTGCCATAGTAGTAAATGTTTGAACTCTAGATGTATCCAATTCTGATTGACGATAACTAGCAAAGTTTTGTGGTGGAGTAAAGTGAATATCAAACAATCCACTATCAATATTAAATCCTCTCCAACGCATAAACAATTTAAACTCTTCATTGAGTTTTTTGCTCATATAACCTTGTAATCTCTCACAATACTTATTGAATCTAAACTCTTGAATCATAGCGGTACCAACACGACCATCACTTAATGGTGTTGGATTATCTTCTGGTCCAGTTGGCAAGTAACTACTTGGCACACGTAAACCACGAGCTAATCTGTTGTTGAAGTAACGTAAGTCATCAATCTCACCCAAGTTTTGTCCACCAGGCATAAGTTCTACACTAGATCCACGTCCATCGGCTGTTACTGGAAAGAAATAATCTTCATTTGTTGACAATGGATTGTAAGTAGCATCAACAATACTTTGACCACCTTGAATACTTGGAATTCTACGTTGATGAATTTCATCTTTAATACGATTAACAAATGCCATAGCCATATTACTTGGCATGTTACCAACGTCAATCTTAAAAATTCTACGTTCTGGTGCTCGTTGAACACGATAGATTAGAACTGCATCTTCTAACAATTCTTTTTGTTTATAAACTTTAAAAATGTTTTCTAGTACACTTTGACCAAATGGCCAATAACGATCAAGACCTTCTGTCAATGATAGATGTACTACATGTTTGGCATCAATTGCCATTTCATTAACACCCAAACTAAAACGTGTACCTGTTGTTCCGTATGGTTCATTTGGTACTGTATATGAATATGGTGCACTGTATCCTGCAGTTGGTGGTTGTGCTTGAAAGTCTGTACTAGTCTTTTCTGCTACAGTTAAATTTTGTAAATTTGGATTGATATCTTTAACTACATATTGTTCTGGTAATTTACCTGCACTTTCGTTTACGATAACTTTAACTACTTTAGTTGGATCAACCCAAAACAATTTGAATGTTTCTGGATCACGTAGAAATACTTGATCACCATATTTTACAGTGTTTCTAAATATTTTGAATGCTCTGACATCCATTTCATTTAATTTACACCATTGTTGTAATTGTTTACCAATCAACTCTACTTCAGTTTGTGTTGGTTCCCCATTAAAATGAATATCAAATGGAGTTTTGTTATGTTCATTTAACTGTGTAGAAAATTCACTTAGAATATCTAAACATCCATTGATTTCCGGATCACAATCCATCATTTCATATTGATTATATCGTTCAATACGGTTTGGATGTCCGGTATATACTTCTGGTAGACGACTTTGATAGTTTCTAAAGGCAAAATTATTATCCCAACCACCTGTTGGTTTTTGATTCATACCTGCGCCGCCATTCCAGGAACCTTCGTTACTGTTGGCGCCTGAAATTGGACTCAGTGATCCGTGTTTATTGGTAAATTTTTTCTTGTATGACATATCTCGTTTTCAATGTCTAGTATTTATCTATTAGTTTAGCTTTGCTTCTAAAAACTTCTTTTGATTTTCCATACTAGTATCAGATAAATCTATCAACGTATCCATTTTTTCAAATAAATTATTAAACATTTCAGTAATTTTATTAGATGAATTAGTCATCATTGATCCACTACCCAATGATGTTTTGCTTACACTTGACCCATCACCAATCTTTGATACAGATTCATCTCCGTGTAATTCTGCCAAATAACCACTTTCAGGTCCACTGAAAATACCACCTGTTCTTGCAGTTAAAGATCCAAGTTCATATCTTCCAGCACTAAAATGCATTGCATCAGATTTATTTGGCCAATCAAGACCCCATCCTAATCCCATTGATTTAGCTGCTTGTCTTGTTCCCTCTGGCATGTCAGTTATTCTTTGAGATCCCATTGGATTTTCAGCAGGATTTATATCGATTGCAGCGCCTCTAGAGTGATAACTGGGTGTGTTAGTTCCTGCTATATTTCTATCAGCATACCCACCTAAACTTTTTATCTTATATCCCGAAGCATCAAACCAATCAATTAATCCTTGAAAGTTTTTAGCAAATTCAGTTGCAACTGATGTACTTTGTCCGGATTTACTTCTAATAGTCGATAATTTTACTCCTCCCGCTTCACCTGCTGATTTTGGTTCTTCGCCAGCTCCAGGTAATCTTGCACGAGTGGCATTTTCACCACCGGACACTGATGAAGGTGCAAATACACCAACTCCAGCATCTTTTTCCGCCTGTATTCTTTTAGCAGTTGCGATTGCTAATTGTTTTTGAGCCTCTTCTAGATTCTTTTTTGCTAGATACACATCACCAGACATAACACCGAGCTTAGTTGTGATAGAATCTACTAATGATCCTCTTATACCTCGATTTTTTCCAGTTTCACCAGATTCAGCATCTTTTAATTTTTTTCTTGCCTCAGATTCTTTTTCTATTGCCTGTCTTTCAGTCTTTTTTGCCGCCAAATGAGCAGGTAAATCTTCGCCGGCCATTTCATATAATTTTTCAGTTACAACCTCCAAACCGGTTGCCATGTGTTTCATTATTCCAGTTACAAGTTCACTACTGGTCGACATTTGTTCTATGTCTCTTCCTGCCTGTTCTAAAGCCTGTTTGGTATCAGCTAATTTTGCATTTTCACTATCTTTATCTGTTATTATCTGAGCTTGTTTTGCATTTTGTTCCTCCAACAATTTTTGAGTATCTTTATTTGCATGCATTTCAGCATTTGCTTGTTCAATAGAATACTTTCCACGAACAGTTGCATCACCATATCGTCTAGTTTCTTCAAGCGCCGCTTTTCTAGCAATTCCACTCAATCTATTAATTTCATTACGAGCGACACCAGCTTTCATTTCTCCATTTCTAAATTTTGTTAATATTGACGTTACCGCAGATGCTTGATCTCCAAAACTAGCCAACATCTCGGCTGCTTTTGCTCTGCCTGCATCACCAGTAGTCAGATATTCTCTCATTCCTTCTTCTGTTAATTTTCCAGATTGAGCGGCTGTTAAATCAAGAAAAGTTTCATAAGTGTCTTTAAGTTTACCAGGAACATCAACCATACCTGCTCGCCAAGCCGCATCATTCATTCTGGCTTCTCTTGCGGTTTGTATATCTTTCTTACTTGCGCCAGTAATCTTACTAATAGTATCCAGTTCTTTTATATAGTTAACTGAACCTTGAATCATTTCATCTATGGTTTTCTTTTGTCCACGACCAGTACGCATCTGTTGATTAAGATAACTCAGTTGCATCTCAGAAAATTCTTCACTACTAATACCAAGTTTTTGAAAATCTCGTCTTACATCATAACTACTAACTGATATTCTTTCAAATTCTTTTCTACCTTTTGTTGCTGATCCTGCAAATAATGCTAAATTTTTACTGTGTTTTGTTAAAATATTTTCGGACTGAGAATAATTAAGTTGCATGGCACGTGCAGCATGTTTCATATCAGTAAAAGAAGTTACAACTCCACTATCACTTAATTTTTCGAAAGTTTGATATGATTTGTCAAAACTCTCAACCATGAAAGAAGCAACTTCACCAACTCCTTCCGAAAATCCTTTGAGTGCTTTACCAACAAAAGGTAATCCACCCATAACTTTGCCTATGACTTTGAAACCCAATTTCATGGCATTTGTCAATGGTGCAAAACTTCCTGAGCTATTAGATAAACTTTTAGCAAATCCTGTTAGACCAGAAATAGATCCAGAAATAGCCTTGGATAATTGCTTCTCAGATTCATTAAGTTCTTTTTCAATATCAGCACTGGTTTTTAACGAATTATCAAATATGTTATTACTTCTAGTAGTTCTTGCAATACTAGATTCAAAACTTTTTAGTTGTTTTGTGGTTTGTTCCAATTGATTTCGTAATTCATCTATTTCATTTGACATGTTAATTATTCACTTTTATGTTATTCCAATCATTGCAATTGTACGTTGATCGGAAATTTCACTTCTAGTCACACTAATCATTTTATCCACTTTTTTAGTCATCATAATTAAAAATTGATTAATTATTTCATTAGAGAACGATTGATTATTAGTACCGTTAAATTGTAACTCGGCCGATCCAGAATTTACTGGAGTGACTATTTCATCACCATGTAATATAGCCATGTATCCTGTACTTGGTCCACTGAGAATACCTCCAGTTCTTGTTTTTGGAAATGTGTTACCTGCAGAAACAGACTCTTGTACTGGTTGATTTTTTATAAAAGATAAATCGGCAGTTTTATCAGATCCCCATTGTCCACTTTGCAAATTTCTCATGTAAGCGTCTTTTTTTCTGTCTTCAGTAATACTATTTGGATTTCCAATACTACGAGCAACCTGAGTATATGTGTCAGCGTTTCCATATACTCTTTTATTGGCTGCCATTCCATCTTTCATCATCATAACGGCAATTTTAGCTGCAATTTTTGGATCATTAGCCAGATCAGGATTACCGACAAGATCAATTCCTAATAGTTTTCCATATTTTGCATAATTATCTTTAAAAGTTATTCCTATGAATCCACGACCACGATATTTATATCCATCTCCTGGACTAGTATTTCCATATCTACCGCCGTATATAAAATCAAAGAATTGCGCTGGATCTTTTTTTAATTTAGTAAGTTGATCATAAGACATTTTAGCAAACGCTGATCCTTGACCAAATGATTTTATAATATTTTCATTTGATGTATTTTCATAGGAAATTTCAGATTGTAATCTAAATCCAGATTCTCCTTCAGCGGTTGCGGCCATAGCGGCGCGAGTATTTGTGTCAGTTACTCCTAAATCATTCATTGCCTGTAATAGTAATTGTTGATTTTGACTTACACTAGTTGATTGAGATCCAGACGGCATTCCGCTGGTCGGAGTGCTTGATGTTCCTGCAGCATTAGGTGTTCCAGATGATGTTCCAGCAGTATTAGCAGATCCAGATGATGGGGGTGCACCAACTGTTTTTCCAAATCCTGCTTTTTGATCTTCTTCCTCTCTTATTTTTGATGCATTTTTTATTAGTTCTTCTTGTATCTTTATGTTTTCTCTATCAATCTGTATCTGTTCTTTAATATTTTTTAAGGCCCTTTCTTTATCAGAAATTAATTTTCTATTTTGTGGTGAATTAGGGTTTTTCTTAAGTTCTTCTAGTTCTTTTTCAAACTTGGCCTGTTTTGTTAAATCATTAGTAAGGTCTGCTTGAAACTTTAAGTTTTTATTAATTGCAATACGTTCTTCTTTTCTTGCTGTCAAAAAAGCTGGAATTCCTTTATCACCAACTAAACCATATAATTTCTCAACTAAATATTCTATTCCACCAGCAACTTTATTCATTACTGTTGTCATCGTTTTACTACCAGTAGATAATTGATCAATATTTCTAGATGTTGCGTACAGTGATCTTCTAGTTCGTGCTAAATTTGCATCAGTGGTACCAGTTTCTGCTAAATCTTTTTTTCTTTTTTCATTTAGTTCTTCTTGATCTTTTAAAAGTTCAGCCTCTGATTTAAACACAGAATTTTGTGCCGCAATATATGATGCCCCAACAATATTACCATCGCCTATATATTTAACTGTATCTCTCGTAGATGATTCATAACGCTTAAGTGATTCTGTAACTTTTGCATAAAACGCATTTATGTCTCCTCCAGCTCTTAATTTTGATATTTCGGTCTCTACATCCATTCCGCCAGCTCTAAGAGCATATAATGAAGCCTGTTCTTTTTCACTAACTCCTGTTGCTTCACTGGCAATGGCATCTTGAATACCTTCTCCAAAAGCCGGAGAAAGAGCTTTAAGTCTAGGCAACAACATATCTATGTTGCCTCTTATTTTTACATCCAATGGAGCAATACCAGCCATGTATCTGGCATCTCTGGTTTGATCCATCATTTGTTCTTGAAGTTCTTTTCTAGTAACACCTGTTATCTTACTTAAGGTATCAAGTTTTTCTATATATTGTAAAGACCCAGTAGTAAGTTCTTTATCTGTTATTCTTGTTCCTAATGATAATTTTTCCTGTCTGGTGATATAATTTATTTGCATTTCAGCAAAATCTGCAGCACTAATTCCTATTTGTTGAAATGATTCTGCTACCGTTTTAGTTTCAAATGCTATATCCTGAAGACGCTTTCTTCCCTCACCTGCCGAACCTCCAAAAACTGCCAATTCTTTACTATATTTTGATAATACTTTATCAGTATCAGAAAATGTTAAGCCTAAAGTGTTAGCTGATACTTTTAAATCTTCAAACGTTGATATTACACCAGTATCAGCCAACTTTTCAAAATTACCATACGCTTTTGAAAATTGACCAATCATAAACTTAGTTATTTCGGATGCACCCTCAACTACGCCTCCAATAATATCACCTACATAAGGTATTGGAATTAGTTGAGCTGCACTACTAATTAGTTTTGCCGAAAGCATGATGGCTTGATTGATACTATCAAAACCCTCTTTACTACCACTAGCAGATGTTAGACCGACTGTTAAACGATACATATCCTTAATCGTCGATTCGGCCAATTCAATTGCTTCTTTTTTTATCGCCTGTTGTTTTTTTAATGACTCGATTGACTTTTTGTTGGCCAAATCGGCAATAGTCAGATTTTTTTCATCTAAAGATAATTGAGACGCAAAACTTCCGAAACCTGTATTAAGGTCATTAATTTCATCCGAAGTTCCTAAATTATTATCAGCCATTTTTTCTCACTAAATAGTGAAGACAGTCCACTTACTATTATTTAGCCTATTATTTTTAGCACTTACAAGGAAATCAATTATGTCAGATCAAAACCCATTAAAACAGTATTTTCGTAGACCAAGTATCTATTTCAAACTTCCTAGTATGGGAAAATTTTATTCATCTGGAATTGTCAATATTCCAGAAAACGGTGAATTGCCAGTTTATCCAATGACTGCCGTAGATGAAATGACCGTTAGAACTCCAGACGGATTATTCAACGGTGCAGCAGTTGTTGATTTGATCAAAAGTTGCGTACCAAATATTATTGATCCATGGAAATTAAATAATATTGATTTGGATGCTACTATTATTGCTATTAAAGCCGCGGCCGGAGATGGAACACTGGCAATTTCATCACAATGTCCGTCATGTAGTGAAGAAACAGAATACAATATTAACTTAATGCCAATATTAGCTAATATGAAAAATGTTGATTATGATTCTGTTATGAAAGTTAGAGATTTAGTAATAAAATTCAGACCACTAACATATATAGAAACAAATCAAAATGGATTAGATCAGTTTAATATTCAAAAAACATTGGCCACTCTTGAAGATTATCAAGATGATGAACAAAAAAGTCAAGTTATGACTAATACTTTAAAACGATTAGGTGATTTAGTTGTTAGTATTATTGCATCAACTATTGAATCAATATCTACACCAGAATCAGTAGTAACAGATAAAAATTACATTATTGAGTTTTTAAATAATTGTGATAAAAATACAAATAATGCCATTAAAGATCGTAGTATACAATTACGTGAACAAAATGAATTGGATCCTATTGATATTAAATGTCCTAGCTGTGCACATGAATACAAACAAAAAATTGTATTGAACGTCACTGATTTTTTCGAATAAGGCTTCTTCATCTCAATCCGGATGAGATCAAGAAGCTGACAGATGACATGGAAAAAGAAAGAATGAATATTCCGTTTAATGCTCAAAAACTAGCTTGGTTTATGAGAGGAGGAATTGATTTCAATGACATAATGAACATGAGTCATGCAGAAATTGACAATATTAATAAAATCATTGATGAACATATGGAGACTACTAAGAAAACCAAATTACCTTTCTTCTAATATTAATAGATGAACTACGTTCATCTGCCAGTGACCTATCGGTACACTGGCATTTTTATATCTTGAGATTATATATGTGAAAAGATGTTTTGTGTCACTAAAAGCGAGTGATAACGAGCGATGTGACACAATACGGGTTGTTGAGCGTAGCGATACAACCCATTACTTAGATATGCATATAAGTAAAAACGTTTAAACTCACTGAATAAAGTACAATCACCCCCCTCTTTTTCTTCTATTAAACCAGATATTTTCTCTGGGGGAAGAACGTTCGCCGAAGCACCGATAAAACCCATAACTATTTGTCATTGATCTGTTGACGCAGTAAAATTCCTTCCGAGAGGATGGTTACGTTTAGAGACTAGTTGCGCTTAGTATTGTCCGCGCTTTGGTCTTACTCCACAGACAGTGGTCGGATTGTCTGTAACGTTTCTAGTTAGATTAGACAGGTAATTGTTTGACCTGTGGGCTACATGATGTTTCATGTGCCTTGCTCTGTTTAGTGTAGTTTAGATTGTGTTTAAAGTGTTGTTAGACTTGGTGTCAGTTGAGTATTTTGTAGATTGTTGATTAGATGAGAGTAGTTTGACCAATGATCCATATCTCTGAAAAAATGGTTCAAACGAGTATATATTCCAAGCACCATGTACTCTAGTTGAATAAGTTACATGATTGAGATCCATCCACAAACCAGTTTG